GTTTGTTTGTCGTGTGCAAAACCGCGCAAGTTGTTACAAAAGCGGATGCAAATGCAGTAACCTATGAAGTGGCGAAAGGACACCATTTCAAGGTTGGTGATAGATTCGCAACTGATGCTTGCGATGGTCAGACCATTACGGCAATCGACAAGACCGACCCGGCAAAAGATGTCATAACCGTTGAAACAACCCTTGGCGCAGTAGTGAAGCCCGGAACTTGTGCGTTTGAATCGAGTGGAGCGAACAAGACATTAAAGAACACCCCGGTTGCCATTGCCGGGTCAAATCACGATGTCGAGAACGGCGACAACTTGTTTACAGACGCATGGGTTATCGGTGTGGTTCGCAAGTCGAATGCGCCGATTCTCAACGACACCGCCGAAAAGGCATTAAAAGGTATCGTTTATGTTTAACCCCCTTAAAAAGAAACCGAAATGCAGAAATCACTAATGGTAGGGTTGAATGAAAAGGATATGGAAGCCGTAATTCACACTTACGACCTCAAAGATTACTATTATCCAACCCTTTTCCCGCTGAAAGAAACTAAATTCTTGACGTGGAAAATGCTTGAAGCGCAATCCGGCTTGAAGATTGCCGCCGACCTTGTTTCAAGGGGCGCGACAATTCCAAGAAAGACCCGTGAAGCGATTTCAAGGATTCAAGGCGATATTCCCAAAATCACCATTTCGCGCGAAAAGAACGAGGACGAATTGACCGAATACGACATAATGGTTGCAATGTCGAGCAACAACCCCGACTTGAAAGCCCTTGTCGAATTTTGGGCAGAAGATACCAAGTTCTGTTGGGATGGTGTTGCAGCGCGTGCCGAATGGATTGCGTTACGTCAAATCTCGCTTGGTAAGGTCAAGTTCACCAATTCAAACAACGCGGCGGTAGTTACCGAATACGATGTTGATTATCTGATTCCGAAAGAACAGAAAATCGGCGTTACGACTTCTTACACCTCCGGAACAACGGCAAAGCCACTCACAAAGGACATTCCCGCCGCCCTTAAACTGGGCAAGAAGTTGTTTGGTGCAACGTACAAGTTCGCATTTATGAATGTGGACACTTTCGAGAAGTTCGCCGCACAGGAAGAAATATTGAAAAAGTGTTCGTCTTACATTCAGAATGTTTCCGGTACACAGGACGCGCCCGACCTTGCAACGGTCAATGGGTATCTTGCCAAAAAGAAAGAATTGTTCCGTGGCTTGCAGATTATCGTAATTGACCAAGACATTACGATTGAACTTGCCGACGGTTCGCGCGTTACTTCAAATCCGTTTGAAGATGATGTGATTCTTTTCTCTGAAAGTAAGGTACTTGGAAACACCTATTGGAAAGCACCTATTGACGCAAAGAAAATGCCCGGAAGCGTTGCTGAAAAGGTAATGCACGGACACACCCTTGTCAAGAAGTATTCCAATGAATCGCCCGTTCAGGAAATAACCGAGGGAATCGCAAACCTTTTCCCAGCTTGGAATCTTGCCGGACGTTCCGTACTGATGCAGACCAATGCGACAACTTGGAACAAGAACTAACATTTGACCAATGGGGCGTGAAATATCGCCCCAGCGGTCGTTTTTGCAAGAATTGACAATGACAAACAAAGAATACATAACCAAGTCGTTAAACGGCTTGAATATTTCGGAAGATGACATTGATATTATCTTGTTGAAAGGTTCGGTCAATGCAGACGCGCCCGCAGATTCACGCGCTTGCGACATGGCGGTTTATCACCGAATGTCAGCAGTCGTTAAAAGCGTGATGCAAAACGTATCGGAAGGCGGGTATTCTATTTCGTGGAATATGGAAGCCGTCAAGTTGTTTTATGCGGCGTTGTGCAATGAATTGGGCGTTGAAAACGTCCTTGTCAATCGTCCTAAAATTCGCAACCGTTCAAACCTTTGGTGATTATGGCAATCGTGATTCAATACCCGCATTACCTTTTCATTGAGGTTGCCACCGATTCGGTGCAAAACGCCGATGGTAGTTGGACGGAGTACGAACCGACGCGCAAATTCATTTCGATATGCCGTGAAGAATCGGACGGACGCGGAACGGAATTTCAAGTTGCCGGTGGTGAATACCACAAGGCAACGTCCGTTATACAATGTCCGAAAGGTTGCCCCAAAGTGGACAAAGGCACAAAGATTTTTGTTGCAAACGACCGTGAATGTGGCGATGTGCGGATTTCGGGAATATGCTTGAATTTTGACCAAGCACAACTTCATTCAAGGCTATGGGTATAAAGGCGAATTTCAGCAAAGACGATTTAAGGGCGCGTTTCGATGCGTTCCTTGATGAAATCGAACGAAAGCAGATTGCCCGGTTACAACGACTTGGCGAAATGTGCTTGATTGAAGCACGAACCAATAAGGGGTATATGATGCAGACGGGCGCATTGCTTTCATCAACGGGTTATCAAGTCTTTGTTGATGGTGTCGCGATTCACACCCAATTCGATGCGGCAAGCGGAGCGGAAAGCAACGCCGCCGAAATTGGAATCAAGGCGGGACAAACCATTGCCGACAAAATTGGCAAGGAAACAAAGGGCGTTTGCCTTGTTGTCGTTGCCGGGATGAATTATGCCACATACGTTGAAGCGAGAGGACGAAACGTGCTATCAAGCGCGGAACACCTTGCAGAAAGAGAATTGCCCAAGATGTTGGAAAAACTGATTAACAATGTAAAACGAGCCGCCGAATGAAAACAGCGTTTGACACTGATTCGATTTTGTTTGCTTTGCCTGACGGTAAAATGTCAAACAAAGGCGGGGTATATGTCGGCGACGACCGCCCCGAAGATTCCACCGATGAAGATGTGGTTGTGAACACGATTGATTTGCCCCAAGATTGCTTGCCGCAAAACGGAACGTCCAACATAAACATTTACACGGCGGACACAACAAAGAAAATCAAAGGAAAGATGCAAGTTTCGGCTAATCGTTCACGCTTGAAAGTCTTGGCAGATGAAGCCTTGACAATTATACGAAACGCGAATATCAAGGGGTTGAAAATGATTCCCGGCAATATGTCGATAATGTACGAGCCGATGACGAAACAACACTTTGTAAACATTCGCATTGATTGGAACATACAAATAAATTGATTAAATCATGGCAACAAGAACTTCTTTAATTACAATCGGACTTGCCGAAATCCAAGTTGGCACGGCTTCAAAAGCCGGAACAATGCCAAATTCCTTGTCCAAAATCGGCAAGACTTACAAGGACACTTGCAAAATTGCACAAGATGCGGCGGACGTTACCGAGCATTACGAAGAGGGTATGGCAGCTCCGGAAGTGCGCAAGAAATCGCGTAAAATTCCCCATCTGACATTCTCAATTATGGATGCGAATGTTCAAGACCTTGTGGATTATGTCGGTGGTGCTAACGTCGGCTCGTCAAGCGAACCCAAGTGGGGATATGACGGCAACGAGGTTGTCGCGAACCGTGCAATTTTCGTCAAGTCCGAACAAGGCTTGGATTTTGAGATTCCAAACGCCGACATTGAAGCGGTTATTAATGCGGATATGTCGGCAAAGGGAATTTTCCTTGTCGATTTCACTGTTACCCCAATGGCGGTGGATGCGGGAAAAGCCTTGCGTGGTGTACCCAAGAAAGGATAAAATCGGGGTACTTGGTTTAACCCGAAGCCCCCGGAAGAATGAATTTCGGGGGCTTCTTTAATATTCGGACAATGGAAATTGAGAAAAGCAAACTTGAAAAGGAACGCGCAGAATTGAACACCCTTATCAACAAGGGCGTGTCGTTTGAGGTGAAAGACGTTGAGTTTGAAACCCACAAACGCTTTTTCGGCTTGTTCCGTAAGCATACCCCCAAAGAGGTAACACGCAAGTTCACCATTGAGGAAATGACACTTGCAACCCTTGACCGCCTTTCGGCTGAATGGATTGAATTTGTCATTGATGAATCGGTGATGAAGTCGGCGGACGGAATGCAACGCGCCCGAACGTTATCGCACGAACACGCCTTGCGATGTGCAAAGGTTGTCGCGATTGCCGTATTAGGTGAAAAACGTTTGATTCCTTGCCCATACAAGGGTGGAACACGTTGGGTTGAGGACACGAAATCCATTGAAGA